CAGGTATGCGGCGTTTTCCAACAGGGACACGCCCTCATTCGACAGGTAGAAGAAAATGACGGCGGTGCGCATCACCGAGCCGCTGCCGATGACGCGGGTGTCGAGAATATGCCCGATGCCAACCAGAGCGAAGATGAGTACCTTTTTGAAAATGCCCTTGAATCCGACTTCGCTGGACAGCTTCTTATCCACCACGGCGCACATGATGCCGGTGATGTAGTCGATGACTACGAAAGCCAGAAGCGCGTAAAGCAAGCCGTCACATCCTCCCAGGAACCATCCGAGCCAGCCTCCGATACCGGCAATAACCACCTGAATGGTCGTCCAGAATTCTTTCATGTTGTTTGTCCTCCTTTGAAATTAAAAATGGGTATGAAAAAAGTGACGCCGGAGCGTCACACTTTTCCGATAGCATAGATTGATACTTTGTAGGTTGCCGATGGTACCGTATTTGGTCTTACGGCAAATATCTTTCCGGGGTTGGTCGTTGTAGACCAGCTACTCGAACTGCCTCGCTCCACAAACATGGCGTAATTGCTGTTCTCCGTGGAGATATGGACATGAGGAATTTCCGCGAAGGTAAATGGAAAATTAGGGAGCGCAATTGCGCCGCTCTCATAGAGCACGCCCCATGCCGTCGAAATGGCGGTCGTAAAGGAATACTGACCCCAACATTCCGCTGTACCGCTTTTCCATTTACGATAATTCCAGATGCCGCTTGTCCCTCGCTGAATGACAAAATCCGCAAGGGGTGAGCCATCCACCCGCATATCCCCGGCAACATCCAGCATGGCTTGTGGCTCCGGCGTGTTGATGCCGACCTTCTTTTTCCGCAGTGCAATGAGGGGCGTACCCTGCGGAACAGTAAAATACAGATCTAGACTGCTCAAAGAATAGAGCTTGTCTTGGATCTGTAGATGAAGGTCGTAGGAACTGTTGGCATCCAGATTGCACAGTTCCAAATTGGAGTAGCTGAAAGAGGTTCCGCTTTTTGTCGTGCCGGAATAGATGCTGGTGTAGCTGCCGTAGCTGCTCTCACTGGTTTTCTTGTACCGATACCGCACATAAACCACGCTGTTTTTCTGCGTCCCGTCTACGGTCACAGCAGAAATAGAGCCACTGAATTTGAGCTGCATTTCCGCTTCAATGTCGTTGGTTCGTCGGAGCGTCACCGAGGACACCTTCGGCTTTGCGTATGGGATGACCGTAATAGTTTGGGAAACGCTGGCGGTATAACCGCGGGAGTCCGTGACCGTGAGCGTGACCGTTACGCCGCCGGACTTGGCAATCTTTCCAACAGATAAGGCAGAGCCGGTAGTGTTAGAGGATGACAGCCCGTTGCAGGAAGCTGTGTAGTTGGAAATACTGGCACCGTTTTTTGCAGTTGCCGTTCCGGGCGTGACCTTGAGGGTCGAGTAGTTCTGAACGAATAGCTGGTCGTTGCCTGTGAGGTTTTTCGTGGTCGTGTAGCTGTCGGCATAAGTGAATCCGCTTATGGTCGGAGCAGAATTGGTTGCCGTGGTCAGTACCGTGGCGGTCTTGCTTGAAGTACTGCCGATCTGCGTAGACCCGCTGTAAGACGAAACCGCAAAGGTACCTGTGAACGACTTGATGGACGCCATAGCGTTCAACAGCGTTGTCCTCTGCGCCGATGTCAGCGTGACCGTGCGGTTCGCCGTGCCCTTCGACCAGGAAAGCCCGGAAATAGTCAGGATGGTCGTGCTGCCGTTTTTGAGCACCAGCGTATTGGTGTAGGAGGCTTCGTACACGGTCACATTGATGGTAATGGAAACCGTGGCATTGTCCGCCGTCACCGTGTTGACACTATTCACCACGGCACCGCCCAGCGTCTTGACCGTGGAACTGCCGGAAGTGCCGTAGACGTGGTTGTATTGCCGCCTTGCTCTGACCCTCACCGTGTAGCTTGTATTCGGCGAAAGCGAGGACAATGTTACGCTGGCGCTGGTGGATGCCGTCGTTGAGAACTGCGTCCAGCTCGAACCGCCGTTTGTGCTGTACTGCCAGATGTCCGCCGTGGCAGAGGATGTAGCGGAGATTTTGAACCCGTTTGCCGTGACATTCGATGTACTGAATGTAACTGTGGGAGCAGAGCGGTCAATGGTAGTCAGCGTCATGCTACCGCCGTATTCCTGTGAACCGTAGATATAAACACGGGTCGAGAATCCGACCGCAATCGTTTTGCTGCCGTTGCTGTTGTGAGCTACAGTAATCGTGCCACTGACAGAACCTTTCTTTGCCGGGAAAACACGGTCATCCCAATAGGTACGGTCCTTTGAGTATACGGTCGTACCATTGATCGTTACAGTGGTCGTGTCAATGGTGTAGTAAGTGGATGCGCCACCGGTAGAGGTCAGCGTCCAGGAAAGTGTCGAGCTGTTACCGACCACATTCACGCTTTCTGAAATGTCCAGTTGAAGATAACGCCCATCGTATGCCGCGCTTTTCCAAGTTGCCATAGCTTTCCCTCCTTAATCCAGAATGACTATGTTCAGCCCTTCGGACGCCGTTGGCATCGGGACAAACTTCGTTTTGCCCACGGTCAGTTCGCCGTCCACCGTGGTTTTCTTGGTCTGCGTTTCGTCCTTGTTCAGGGTGAAAATCACCTCGTCGTTGTAGTAACCGGCGAACTCCGTGTTAGTGATAACCGTCCGCTGGGACGATGCGCTGTTGGATACCTCGATGCCCCGCTTGTCGATCTTGACCTCCTGCGTGTAGATCTCGTTGGGAGCAGGCGTCCACTTTCGGGGAATCGCACCCTCGGTGATCATAATGTCCGCCAGATAAATGGATGCATCCCGGCAGTAGCAGTAGACGCGCAGCGTGGGGTCGGTCACATCGGTGAGCGTGACGGTAAAATCCGTCCAGTCAAAAGCGGTGCTCTTATTGAAGAGATACGCAGTTTTGTTTCCGTTGTAGGTCACATAGAAATACCCGGACATGGTCGAGGTTTTCTTGGCGCGAACGGAAACTGTATAAGTGCCGGGAACTACCCCTCGGATGTACTGCGACAGCGAGGAGTAAGCTCCCAGCACAAAGCAGGAGTCGGAAACGGTGTTGTTCTGGGTGTCCGTGGAGGCATCCGTTTTCACGGTGCCGGAATAGCTCCAATCATCCGTGATGCCGTTCAGGCCGGAAGAGTTTTGCACATAGTTGATGCCGCCGATGTACTGCTCCTGCATGGTGACGGACAAGCCTTCCACCGTGTGCTGAAGCTGAGATACTTTGCTTTCGGAGCTTCGCAGCCGCTCTTCCAGTATGCCTTGGTCGTTGGAAACCGACTCCATAGTTTCGGTAAGAGTCGCCACATAGCTGTTCAGCCCATCCACATTCTGCTGGAGATAGGCTGTTTTCTCTGCAAATTCATCGGTCGAAACATAGGCTCGAAGCACGACTTCGCCGCTCTCCAAGTCCCACCAGGACGAGCCATCCTGTGACTGAATGACACCAGCCTTGATGATGTTCGCTACCAAGGAGCCGGAGGTGATGAAGTCCGCGACGATCTGACCGTCTGCCGTGATGGCGGTTTCATAGGGACCGTTGTAGCCGTTATGGGAAAAGCCCAGACCGCCCACATTCCACCGCCAGACATTCACGGCTTCGTCAATGGAGGGAGCGTCCAGAATGAGCAGCTCATAGGGCTGTCCGTTTTCCTCGGAAGTATGGATTACCACATAGCCGCCGCTCTGACCGGTGATAAGCCCGGTGGCTTTGCCGATGGCGGTTTGGAGCAGCTTCGGAAAGCGTCCCACCGTGGACTCCACCTTATCAACCGTTGATTGCACCTCGGAAATGGTGGTAATCATACTGGACTTGCTCTGACCGAGGGAAATGCTCTTATACCGCTCAGCGAGGGTTTCGTACACGGTCTCAATGACCATAGCCGACACGCTCACACCAAGCAGTGAATGCCGGATGGTGACGGTATCACAGAGATTGACCCGCTCCAGCAGTGCCGAATACTCCGGCTGTTTCCAGAGCGGCTCAAAGGACACCTTCACCGTAGGGATGGTCGCACCCAGCGGATTTGCTTTGATGTAGCTGTTGGCTTTCGCTCGGAGGGCTTCCTCGGTCACAACTCCGTCAAACTGGTCGGAGAAATCCATGATGAGCGTTTTCGCCCGGACGATCTCCGAGGTCACAATGGGGAGCGTGACCTCCGGCAGCGTGATCACCATTTCGGTGTCCGAGCCTTCCGGCGTGTATACGGCATACGGGAGCAATGCGGTATACACGCCGCTGTTGTCCTCGTCCTGCTCCAAGGCGGTGAGGTTCTTGCCGTATTCAATGACCACGCCGGTCTTCTGCCCACGGTGCGAATGGAACTTTACCGTGAAGTTGTCCCACTCAAACTCGCCGTACCATTTGGAGAGCATGGAGCCTTCCGTACCGCCGAGGCAGGCACGGACGCTTTTCGGCTGCGTGACGGAAAACGCCTTTGCATCCGAGTAGTCCGTCCAGCCCGTGAAGCGTGTATCTCCGGCAAGGAGCTGCGAGAGGATAAGCTGCGGAGAACGGCTCTCCGTCGAAAACGGCAGAACCGGAACATTGGCGAGGTCATACGAGATGTGCTGACCGTAGATGGTGACGATGCCGTTTAAGGGCTTTGTAATGCGGTAAATACGGAACGCCTGGTCGGCGGCAGTATCGTTGGGTTTTGCCTTGATGATGCACTCCTTGGTGATTAGCCCGTAGTGCTGACCGCTGACCGGGTATTTGAGCAGACACTCAAACACACCGTTTCGCTCTTCGGTCACTTCGCAGGAAATGGTGTCCGTCAGTACGCCAAGACCGAAGGTGGAAAAATCCGTTGCATTGGGCGGGTATAGGACTGGAATCATAGGCTGTCAGCTCCTTCCGGGCATAAAAATACCACCGGGGATTTCTCCCTGGTGGTTGAATGAAAATGAGTTACTTGTAGATTGACAAATAGGAATTTATTAGGCAAACAGAATAAGTGCAACACCTGTGATAAGCAGAACTATACCAACAACAAACTCTACCATTCCCACTTTCTTTGCGTATTCTTCTTTCTTCCGACCGGCTTTGAAGTCCGCCTCAAAACCGTTGATAAGATTGTATTTCTTTTTAAAGTAAATGAAGTATCCAAACAGAAGGAAGGCCAATCCCAGAACTACAGCCAATACCTTTAGGAATATCATATAAACACCTCCACAAAAAATTCCGATTTGTCGTCCTCACTTAAAAACATTATACCATACCTTTTTGAATTTTTCTACCGCTTACAATCGGGAGCGACCTTACAGACAGCACCACCTCGGAATGACCTCGATCCGCTGCACATTTCCTGCACAGGCGATGGTGGTCGTTCCCGGCTTGAGCATAGGAAAGCCGTCGCCGGTAACGGTATCATTTTTGAGGGTGGTATCCTTAAAGCAATTCATAAGTTCGCTGTCAATTTCGATGGTTTCGTCGACCTCTGAAATCGTCCACAGGTTCGTACCTTCGCCCTCCGGCTGAATCATAAGCCGTACTGTGCCGCCTCCATATATTTTGATGTAGGGTTTGCTTGTGAAAGCGGTGGGATTGGTTACAGACAACCTTCTGGTGCCGGATGCTAAAACCTCCTGTCCCGCAAAACTGTATTTGTAGGGCTTGCAGTTGAAGGTCACGGTGAAACTGCCGACCTTGTTCAGCTGTTCCTCAATGTCCAGACTGCCGGAGATGACGCCGTAGCGGAAATACTCCGCATCGTAGGAGTCAGTGATTTCGTGGTATCTGTCCGGCTCGGAATAAAGCCAGCCCTTAATGTCCCGCAGGACAGCGGCAAGTGCGGCTATATTCTTCCGAGCGAGGAACACTGTGTAGGTCACCTTGATGTTGGCAAAGCGGCGGTTCGGATTGATGATGTCACCGCTCCGACCGGGAATGGAAATGAACTCCGCATCGTACTCCGGTGCGGAGAACACATCCTTTTTCTCGATATGCAGACCGAAATCAGCGGAACTGCGGCCGCTGTAGGTAAAATAGGTCATGCGAATACCACTCCTTTCCGCTGGGCGAACTGATTCGCCGTTTCCATGACTTCGTTGGTGAGCTGACGGATGTCCTCGCTGCTGTAATTGTTGAAGTTCGTAATGTTCAGGGCAATGGTGAAAGCAGATGCCGCCTTGCCGACCACGCCGTCCACGGCAGAGCGGATCGAGCCGTTCACATCAAAGTCGGTGGGCAGAGCCGTCTGCATATCGTGGGCAAGGTCGCCCATGACACCGTTGATGTCCTCGGCCATCCCTTCGGCAGCTTTGACCGCTTCATCACCGTTATCTTCAATGGAGCCGGACAAGCCTTTGACCAGCATTTCACCGACCCATGCCATTTCCTTCGAGGGCGAATGGATACCGAAGAAATCGCAGATGCCGTCCCAGATGGAGGAGATCCACCCGGACACCTTATCCCACAGCCACGAGGCAAGCTGGGTAATGCCGCTCCACAGACCTTTTACGATGTTGCCGCCGATTTCCACGATTTTATACATCAGAGAGCCGAAGGCTTTCACGATACCCGCAATGATCTGTGGTACCGCCTTGACGATCTCCACGATGATGGTGGGCAGATTTTCAATTAGGGCAACGAACAACTGAACGCCTGCCATGATGATCTTATCGATGTTTCCGACCAATGCATTGACAATGCCGGAGATGATTTGCGGAATTGCCTGTACGATGGTCGTAATGATCTGCGGCAGGGCTTGAATGAGAGAAATCAGCAGGTCGATGCCTGCCTGAATAATGAGCGGTATCGCATTCAGCACAGCATTGATAATGCCGTCAATGATTTTCGGGATAGCTTCCACGATTGCCATAATGATATCCGGCAAGGCAGTCACCAGCGAAGTCAGAAGCTGGATGCCCGTTTCAATGATCTGCGGGATGGAGTCCAGTAAAAAGGTAATGATGCCGTTGATGATCTCCGGCAGAGCGGCGATCAACACGGGGATTGCGTCCAGAAGTCCTTGCGCCAGTCCCGTGATAAGTTGTAAGGCTGCGTCAAGGAGCATCGGCAGGCTGTCCACCAGCCCTTGCACGATGGTGACGATAGCCTGCACCGCTGCCGGGATGAGTGTGGGCAGTGCATCCGCAATGCCTGTCACCAGTGTAGACACCAGCTGAACCGCTGCCTCGATAAGCAGGGGCAGATTCTCGATCAGCGTGTTCACGATGGTCATGAGAGCAGACACCGCCGCCGGGATAAGCTGCGGAAGCAAAGAAAGCAGCGTTTCCAGCACCTGCGAGAACAGTTCGGTGACTGCTTCCAGCAGTGTGGGCAGCAGTTCACCCACAGCCGTCAGCAGAGCATCCAGCGCCGTGGGCAGAGCCGCCACGATGTTCTCAATAACCGGGGTGATGTTCGCCACCACGGTCTTGAAGGCATCCACCATGTTGTTGCACAGCAGCTCCATGTCAGCATCCGCATCACCAAAGCCTACGATGAGGTTCGACACGGCGGATTTCAGCGCATTGACAGAGCCGGAAATAGTGGCTTCCGCTTCCTTGGCAGTTGTGCCCGCAATGTCCATGCTCTCCTGCATGACATGAATGGCTTCCACCACATCTGCGTAGGAGGAGATGTCGTACTTGACACCGGATATTTTCTCCGCATCGGCAAGCAGTCGCTCCATTTCCTGCTTTGTACCGCCGTAGCCCAGCTTGAGGTTGTCGAGCATCGTGTAGTTCTGCTTGGCAAAGCCCTGGTAGGCATTCTGAATGGAGGACATATCCGTGCCCATCTTGTTGGCGTTATCGGACATATCCGTGATTGCCATATCCGCATACTTGGCGGCTTTTTCGGTATCACCGCCGAGAGACTGGATCAGGCTTGCGGAAAAGCCCGTGACCGTCTCCATGTACTCGTTGGCGGAAAGTCCTGCCGTTTTGTATGCATTGGCGGCATACCACTGGATCTCCTGCGAGGAGTCCTTGAACAAGGTATCCACGCCGCCGACCAACTGCTCGTAGTCCGCATAGGCAGCGATGACCTCTTTGCCGAGCTTCACGGCGGCGGCACCTGCGGCAACGGCCACGGCACCGAGTGCCACACCTACGGTTTTGAGAACCTTGCCGAAGCCTTCAAACTTACTGCCGGATTCCTCCGCAGCCTTGCCGCCCTCCTTGATGGCTTTTTCGTTCTCGTCCAGTTCCCGGTTCATGTCGTTGAGGGCGGCTTCGGCATTGTTGAGTTGAATCTGCCAGTTCTGGGTGCGGCGGTCGTTCTCTCCAAAGGAGGTGGCGGCATTCTGCAGAGCCTTGCGAAGGGTGTCGATTTTGGTAGTCTGCTCATCGATCTCTTTTCGCAGCACCTTGTTCCGTGCGGCGAGTGCCTCCACGGATTTATCGTTTTTATCGAACTGAGAGGTGGCGAGCTTCATTTCGGAGCCGAGCACCTTGAAGGACTGGTTGATATCCGCCAGCGCTTTTTTGAACTCCTTTTCGCCCTCAAGACCGATCTTCAGTCCGAAACTATCTGCCATTCGCCGTCACCTCCTTAAATGCCGTCCGGGATAATATCGTCAATGTAGTGTTCGTGAGCAGGAACAGCCTGCCCGTTATACTGTTTGTGGCACTCCCACAGATCCAGCAGCAGACCAAACGGCATCAGCCACACCTCATCCTGCGACAGATGAAGGTGGGCAAGGCCGTAATAAAGAAGCCGGGTAAACAGCTCCGCATCGGAGACCGTTACCCGACTTGCGCGTTTTTTGCGTCTTTCTCGCTTTCCACATTCCGCTTGGTGCCCTTATAGAGAGCTTCTGTAATGGCGGTTTTGTATCCTGCAAGGTCGAGTGGCGTGGTCAGAAGCTCCACCACATCCTCCGTGAGCAGCTCCTTGGGGTGTTCCTTATCCTTGAGGTTGTGGACGAGGATGCTCTGATTTGCAAGAAGCGTAATCAGCCACACGATCTCGCCGATGGCCATTTCAAAGTTCTCGGACTTCATCAGCTTCTCACCGAGGTTTTCCAGCCCGCCGTATCGACCGGCGATCTCCTTGGTAGCCTTGGTCGTGAGGAGCAGCGTATATTCCTCATCACCGATGGTGATGACTGCGGTTCTTTCGTTATCCATTGTGCGTTACCTCCGTTAGCCCTGTTTTTCGGGTGCCGTGGTATAGGTCGGCTCATAGACTTCCTTATACCAGTTCGTGATAGTCGCAGCGGTCACATCGCCCTCCAAAGCCTCCGCTTTCCACGGGTGTTTGCCGCCTGCGTCTGCTTTGTTGCGGCGCAGAATGGTGCCTTCAATGGTCGGCGTAGAGAAAGTAATGCTGTCGCCCTTGGTGGCAAGGTTCGTCGCCGGAATACCGAATTTCACTCGGTACAGCCAGTAATACTTGTACTTGCCGTTGGACTTCTTAGCACGAAAGCCTACCGCCACGGGATCACCGCCGTCCTCGGATGCGGAAATGAGCACCTTGTTTTTGTCGATGGTTGCACCCGTGAGGTCGGATGCCGCCGCAGAGCCGATATCGTCAATGCCGAGGGAGAGTGTGCCGGATTTGAATTCCTTCACGATCTCCGAAGCGCCGTCATCGGCATAGAGCGTCGCCTCCGCCAGTTCCACCGAAAGGTCAGCGGAGATGGCTTTGGCAAGCTGGGACGGCGTACCGTAGGTTTCCTCACCGGCGTCGTTCTCGGTGATTTTTGCGTAATACAGTCTGTCAAGACCGATCGTTGCCATGATTCATTCCTCCAGTTCGTAGATTTGCGCCACATCAATGGCGTAGTGATGATAGCCGGTTTCGGTCTCAAAGCCGATGTACCGGCGGTCGGTAATATAAAAGTCCGCACCAAGCAAGGCGCGGACAAGTGAATTTTTCAGCTTGGTATAGCTGCCCTTTGTGAAAAGGGACAGCCGTGCCTCCTGCGTTTCGCAGCCGGGAGCGTTGTCGGCGTGGAGCTCAAAGCTGTCCGACAGCGGCGTAATCACCAGATAGGTGTCCGGTGCTTTGCCGGAGAACACACCCGTTTCAACGGGAACCCCACAACTTTTTGCGATGGTTTGCAAATCGGATAGCAGGCTCACAGCTTTTCCACCTCCTCATCCAGTGCCTTGGTCATGGCATCGATGCATTCCTGCCGGGATGCGGTTTTCGCAGGCTTCAGAAACGGCTTCGCGGGCTGACCGTGCTTGCCGTATTCGAGAATGTTGGCCAGCTTGGCATTGCTGCCGCCGTCCGAGCGGGGTTCTGCGAAGCCGACCTTGATGTCGTGGTTTCCGTCCCGGTTCAGCTTGGAGGGAGAAAGACCGAGCGCACCTTCCAGTTCGCCTGTGGTGCGGGATTTGAACTTTGTTCCTCTGCCGATAACAGAGGAGAGATTGCTCTTGACTCTCTTCAGCACGACCTCGCCACCGGCCTGCAGGACGGTATCCGCAACGCTGTCAAAGTTGCTGCCGAGCTTGGAGATCTTCAGGAGGAAATCCTCCGGCATTTTCATTTCAGCTTTTGCCAATGGTGGGTTCACTCCTTTTCGCTAAAACCTCGATGTACATCCCACGACCTTTCACATTTTCAACAGAGATGATATTAAATCGCTCTCCGTCACAGATGAGAAAATGGTCGGTAGTGACCGTCAGCCCCGGAATACACCGAAAGCGGAAGAGGTCGGTCGCTTCGCTGAATACGGCAAGGTTTGCCCACCGCTGACTGCCATGCCGTCCTTCACGGTATACACGAACAGAAGCGAGGACTTCATCCTGCGTTGTGGAAAAGCCCTCGCTGTCCTTGATTTGACGGGTTTCTACGATGTCGGCAAAGCCGTTCATTTTTCCAAAACTCATACCTGCCACCGCCTATCCAAGCGGAGCAGCAGATTGACCGTGTTCCACACCTGCTGTGCCGCTCCGGTGTTATCCGCAAAGAAGCCGCCCGTGCTGCCGTCCCGGCTTTCATAGAAGTGGGATGACAGCATGATGACGGCTTGCTCTGTGGTGGCTGGCATGGGATTCTCCTTGTAGTAGCCCTCCGGGATGTGCTGGTAGCTTTCGGCGTAAGAAACAGCGGCGGTGATGTAGCTTTTCAGCAAGGCATCATCCGCCGTATGTTCCAGGATAAGGTTGGCTTTCACTTTGGAAAGAAGCCCATCCATCACCGCCGCCTCCTTTCATCAAGACGCCTTCATCTTCAGAAGCTGGATACCCTCCGGCAGGATGATCTTGCCGTCCACACGCTCGGTGGCAACAAAGCCGACCTGACCGTTGGTGGAATACAGCTCGTTCAGACGCTGAACGGTTCTGCCGGTGCGGTCAGCGATCCAGTAGCTCTGGAAATCGCCGAAGGCAATGGAGAGCGCACCTGCCGCCAGCGTGGGAGCATACGGGCTGGTGTAAATCTCGTAACCGAGCAGTCTGTCCGGCTGACCCGCCTGCAGGGAGGGCTGCCACAGATACTGACCGTTGGAATCCTTCAGCTTACGAAGTGCGGAAACAGTAGCATCGTTCATCAGGAACTTGGCGTTCTTGCGGTACGGTGCTTTCAGTGCATAGATAAGGGAGATCACCTCGTCGGTGGTGACGGCGGTCGCACTGGCTGCGGTAACGCCGACCGTGCCACCGTTGGTGGTGAACAGGCCGGTGGGCTGACCCGTACCGGTGCCGACGCAGAATGCCTGTTCCTCGGCAGCACCGAAGGCGTAGGCAAACTCACGGGCGATGTACTCTTCCAGATCGAAGGCACTGTCATCCAGAAGCTCAATGCTTACCTTCACAAGGTCGGTCAGTTTGTAGGCATCAATGGTCTTCTGTGCGAAGGTGGGATTGCTCTCGGTGTAGGCAGTATTTTCAGCAGTCCACGCAGCGGTGGAATGGGTCGCTGCAACGGGGATCTTACGCTCGTTATCGGTAGTGATGACCTTGCACAGACGGCGCATCACATTTTCCTCCTTGAGCGTGTCCACGATGAACTTCTCAAACTCCGTGGGGACGAGATAGCCGCCGTTGGCGTCCACGCCCTCGGAGAGCACATTGTGGAGCATACGTTTGCCGCGCAGATGCAGACCGAAATCCTCGCGGTAAGCGTTAGACGCTCTGCCGGTCTTGGTTTCGCCGGTCGCTTTCTGGGGCTGCTCGGTGATGGGAGAGGATACGGGCTTTGCAAGCTCTGCGGCAATGGCATCGCGGCGCTCCATGCGTCTGACCTCATTGGTGAGATCGTTCAGCTCCTTCTCCATATTGGCATAAACGGCATCGTCCTCGGCGGACAGAACGCCTTTTCGGTCGCGGTGGGTATCGAGGAAACCCTCCATCGTGTCCCACAGCTTGGCGCGCTTTTCGCGCAGTTCAACGATAGTCATATTGAAATACCTCCATATTAAATGTAGTTTTTGATGGTGTTCAGCTTGGCTCTGAGTTCGTCCACAGAGCGTCCCGTGTGTTCTGGCACGGTAGGTTTGGGGTCAATGGCGCATTTTGCGGCGATTTTCTCCATGAGAGAGTTCACCACATTCGCCTTGGAATACAGCATGGAAACGGTGGGCGCGGGTACGCCATCGGATTCCGAGTTTCTCTGCATGATTTCGTCCGCAAAGCCGAGTTCCACAGCCTTGTTTGCGTCCATCCAAGTTTCGGCATCCATGAGGTGCGAGAGCTTGGCACGGGAAAGCCCCGTCTTGATCTCATAGGCGTTGATGATGGAATCCTTAACGCTTGAGAGCATTTCGATGGCTTTCTGCATCTCGTCTGAATTGCCGAATGCCGCCGTCATGGGGTTGTGGATCATAAGCATGGACACCGGGGATACCAGTACCTTCGTGCCTGCCATAGCGATGACGGACGCTGCGGATGCCGCAATGCCATCGATTTTCACGGTCACATCACCCTTGTAGTCCATGAGCATATTGTAGATTTGCGCTGCAGCCACGCAGTCGCCGCCGGGAGAGTTGATCCACACGGTAATATTTCCGCTGCCGGACATGAGCTCGTCCTTGAAAAGCTGCGGGGTGACATCATCGTCAAACCAGCTCTCCTCAGCGATCGTGCCGTTTAAGAACAGGGTTCTCTCTTGGATCTGTTCCTGCGTCTCCTCGTTGGTCACTGTCCTGTTCTTCCAATTCCAGAACTTTTTCATCAGGTTTATCCTCCTCTCTTTCATCGATAGGTGTATCTGCAAATGCCCCGGCATTTTTCAGCGGGAGCATATTGCCATTAATGAGGTACAGGTCACCGCCGTCTTCTGCCGGGATGCGGTCGAGGTTTTCCAGCTCCCGGATGTCGTTTGCAGACATCCAGCCGTTCTGGCGGCCGATGGCGTACCCGTTCATGCGAGACTGATAGTCTCCACGGAGCAGACCTTCCAGATTGAACTTCACGAAATACGCAGTTTTTTCGTCCTTCGACAGGAGCGTTCGCTGAATGGACTGTTCCCAGCGGATGACCCAGGGGTCAAGGGTGTATTTCACGAACTCCAAGGACTGCTGCTCAATATTAGAAAAGCTCGACTTTTCCAGGTCGCCAACCATGTGGGGCGGCACTCGGAAAATTCGAGCAATCTCATTGATTTGAAACTTTCGTGTTTCGAGAAACTGCGCCTGCTCCGGCGAGATACCGATAGGCGTGTACTTCATGCCTTCTTCCAGAACGGCGATTTTGTTTGCGTTTCCACTGCCGCCGAAGGTTGACTGCCAGCTCTCACGCACACGCTGCGGGTCTTTGATCGTGCCGGGGTGTTCAAGCACACCACCCGGAGCGGCACCGTTGGCGAAGAACTTTGCGCCGTACTCCTCACAGGCGATAGCCATGCCGATGGCGTTTTTCGCCATAGCAATGGGACTGTAGCCGACCAGACCGTCAAAGCCCAAGCCGGGGATATGAAGCACATCCGAGGGATGAAGCGTTACGGAAAAATCCTTATTTTTTATAGCTTCGTCCGAGCCACGATAATAGGTGTAGTAGAGACGCCCGTTTTCATCTCTGTCCACCGACATCTTATTCGGCATCAAAGGGTACAGAGCTACGATCTCGTTCTTGCCGTTGCGGATGATTTGTGCATAGGCGTTGCCCCAAAGGAGCAGGTGCGTCATGAGGGTTTCTCGGAACACGAAGGAACTCATCTCCGGGTTCGGCTCATCGTGGAGCAAGCGGTAGAGTGGATGGTCGAGCGCCATTGCTTTGCCGCCGCTTTCCGTGTATTTGTAGAGGTGTAGCGGCAGTCCTGCGACAGCTTCCGACAGGATGCGGACGCAGGAATACACGGCGGTCATCTGCATGGCCGAGCGTTCCGTCACCGCTTTGCCTGAGGTGGTACCGCCGAAGAAAAAGGCATAGTTGCTGCCCGTCGTGCGGTTTTGAGGCTTGTCCCTTGATTTGAACAGTCCACTGAAAATTCCCATTTGTATCCTCCTGTACTACATATTTATATAAACAAAAGCCCGCGCGAGTCATATACTGACTCATCGGAGCCTTGGTGGCGAATTGCACGGTCGAGCGCCATGATCGTTGCTACTGCACCGTCAATGCGCTCTGTGCTCTTTTCCTTATCCGGTTTGATATTGCCTGCGGGATCTGTCCGCACATAGATGTTATCCATCATCCATCGCAGCGGGGCGTTGCCGCCGTGGGCGATCCTACCTTCGAGTACCAGTTTCATGAGTTCTTTCGTCGGCGGACTCATATCTTTGAATCCCTGACCGAATGGAACGATCGTGAAACCTGCGTCCGCAAGGTCTTGGCTCATTTGCACTGCGCCCCATCGGTCGTATGCGATTTCCTTGATGTTATATTTGGTGCCAAGATCTGCAATGAATTGCTCGATGAATCCATAATGAATAACGTTTCCTTCGGTTGCCATGGCCGAGCCTTGCGCCTTCCACACATCATACGGTACATGGTCGCGCCGCACTCGGAGGTCAATCGTGTCCTCCGGCACCCAAAAGTACGGGAGAACATAATACGGCTCGTTCTCTTCG